TGAGGATTTAAATTTTGTTTACTGGACTAGGGGGGATTCTGTATCTGGAGATAAAGCTATAACTGGAGGAGAAGCTTCCAGAGTTTGGGAGATTCAGTCAGACAGTAGAATTCCATTAACTTTTGAAAATAGAACTCCTTATCAAAAATTACTCCAAAAATTTCAGCGTTCGCAAAATAAAATTGGGTACTTAGAAGAAGTTCTTGGTGACAACCAAGGAAAAATAGAGAGTCTAGAACAAAGTATAATAGGTGATCCAATAACAGACGCAGAAATAAAAGAACTAAAAAAAGAAAATGATAAATTGCTTGAAAGAATTAACAAATTAAACGAAGAGGATGATGAGATAGTATCAGACATAGATCAGATGGAACAAGATATAGGCAAAGAACAAGTTAAGCGAGAAAGAGAAGAATTTTATTCTGGAAGCAAAAAGCCTACTATAAATGTCTGGAAAAATGCGATTTATAATGAAATTGTTAAAGCTAAAGAAAAAGGTCTAGATGAAATACAATTTTTAATTGAAGATACTCTAGTAGAGACTAAGCTTCCAAATGGCGAAACAGAAATACTCAGTGAGTTTATGAAAAGATCTCCAGAAATTCAAAAAGCTTACGAGACTATAGTAGCTCCACTAGTTGCCAAGACTGCTAAAAAGATAGGAGCGAGGGCGCAACGCAAAGGAAAGTATATAGCTTTTGCGCTACCCGCATCGTTTGCTCTACCGCTTTATGCTCAAGAGGAAGAAGACTTATCCGCAGTAGCAACTGATCTATCTCTTGGTATGGAGCTAGATGAGGCTCTTGTTGTTAATAGAGACAGCTTTGCAGAAGGTGGGATGTTAAGTACCCTGATAAATAATCTACAAAATAATCTACAACCAAAAAATATTTTTGTTAAAGCATTAGAATCAGGAGCAAAAGCTTTTGGTTTTGGGGGTAGAGAACAGCGACAGCATGAAAGAGAAGTAGTTAGCTTTGTAAATGAGTTAGCTGATGGTGGGGTTTTGCCAGAGAGGGCTAGAATAAAAACAGATCCTGCTGGCTATGGCATATTTGATGGAGAATCAGACGAAGAAATATTTGATGCTTTTAATCATGCCTACTTGGTGTATAAGCATGGATCAAGGATTAAAGACCCTCTACTACAAGGTAAAGAATTTGGTCAAATGGTTTTTAGCGAAGATGATGAAGAGCGTAGAGGTCATAAGAAAGATCATTTTAATAATGGCTTTGGTACTTACCTTAGGGAAACAGCAACAAGCGATGATGATGCAAAGGATAAATTAGCAGTTTCCTTTTACAATAGTCAAAAGAAACTTATGGAAGGAAAGCCTTTAGTATTCGGAGAAGATTTAGTTTTTAGTATAAATGATCTGGAGAATATTGAGCCTCGTAGTTTTAGATTTAGACCGAGGTAGTCATGCGCCGTTTAATTCTAGTTGCTCTTTTACTTTCTTCTTGCTCAACAGCAACCTACGACTTCCCCATAGAGTTTCCTAACAGGATGCCTCAGGGACTATTTGAAAACAATCTAAGAGACTGTAGGTCACAGCCTCAATGCTCTGTGGATCAATTATTTGATAGGTGGTGATATGAAAAAAACTTTGTTAGCTGCTTGTATAGGACTAGCTACAGCGGCACAAGCCGATGATACATATGTTGATACTGTAGCAAGTATTATAAATAACAACTGTGTTGTTTGTCACAGAGAGGGCGGTATAGGCCCTATGTCCTTTGAGACTTATGAGCAGGTGAGACCTTGGTCACCTCTCATCTCATACAAAGTAGCTAACAGAGAGATGCCTCCCTACGCTTACGATCAGCATATAGGCATTCAAAACCTTGAAGGGGATTGGAGACTATCACAGGATCAGATAGATTCTATTGTTAACTGGGCAAACTCTGGATCGCCTTATGGTGATGCTGACATAGTTGTTCAGCCTCCAAGCCTACCAAGTCTAGACTCTTGGAACTTTGAGCCTGAGTTTGGTGCGCCAGATCTTATTATCCCTTCCTCACCCTATGACATCCCTGCCAATGGCAATGACCTATGGAGCAAGGAGTTTGTAGATCCTCAACTAGCGGAGTCACGCTGCATCAAGGCTGTTCAGGTTAAGCCCAAAGGCGATGCAGCCGCTGTAGTACATCACGCTAATTCAGATGTATATGTATATGACGATGAAGGCGAGCTACAACAGTATGGTCAGTTGACTGAGTACGCTATGGGTAAGTGGGGAGAGCTTATGCCACAGGGCGTATGCCGTACCTTTCCTGCTAACTCTTTAGTGCGTTGGGATATACATATGTTTCCCGGTGGCGTAGGAGCTACGGCAGAAGGAGATATGATTGAAGATAATGTTGTAGAGATTGGTCTGTGGTTTCATGAAGAAGACTATGAAGCTAATAACGATGTCTATCAACAAGACCTCCGGCTATATCCGCTGCGCGAAGGCTATGAAAACGGACACCTAATCATCCCTCCTAACGGCTATGCTATGACACAGGGCTTTCACAGCTTTGATCACCCTGTACGTATAGACAGCTTCCAACCTCACGGACACCTCCGCATGAATGCTGCGTCACTAGAGATATTTAATCCTATGACAGGACGCACCAAGTCAGTAAGTCAGATCTCTAACTGGAGTGCCACATGGCATCACAGTCATATCTACGATCCCTCAGAGGCTCCTGTGTTAGCTGCTGGAGAGGTTCTAGTAATCAAGCAGTGGTATGATAATACCTCTGACAATCCCAACAATCCTGACCCAGATCAGTGGGTGTATGGTGGCAGCAGGACAGGAGATGAAATGTCTCATGCTTGGATTGCTGTTACTCATCTAGACGATCAAGGTTATCAACAAATAATGGAAGAAAGATTTAATGGGGCTGATTGATTTACTTATAAAACACGAAGGCTTGAAGCTTGAGCCTTATCGTTGCACTTCAGATAAACTAACTATAGGCGTAGGAAGAAATCTAGACGATTGTGGGATTACTAAAGAGGAGGCTATGTATCTCCTGAAGAATGATATAGAAAAATTTCACGAAGAACTAACCGAAAGATTTTATTTCTACAGGTATCTAGATGGGGCTAGGAAGGATGCCATGCTAAATATGGCATTTAATATGGGAGTCCCAAGGCTTGCTAACTTTGTTAATGCTTTAGACTTTATGTCTCAGCGTATGTACGACAAAGCAGCAGATGAGTTTCTAGACTCGCGGTGGGCTAAGCAGGTAGGCAATAGGGCGCAAGAAGTTGCCCACATGATACGCACTAACAAATACCCCGACTAAACTATAGTTGAAGTAACTGCCTGTATTTCTTTTTCTAAAGATATGGAAGCATCCTTAAACCTCCTGTTCATAAATTTATGAATAGTCTGGATTAGGGATGCTTCATACTTATCCTCAAAGATCTTTTCTATCTCTTCAAACGGCAGCTCAGAGAACTCACAGTAGATGTTACCGTCAGTCCCTAGCTGAACTGCCATAGAGACAATGTTTCCTGTCTTCACGAGAAAGTAATTCCTTCTTGATTCCCTCGGAGTCCGGCTTTCATATAGGCCGTTGCTCTGCCCTCAAAGAAGTTCTGGTGCTCAACACCCAGTACATCATCAAGCCAATCCAAGGGGTTGTCCTTTACGTTGTAGTTAGGTTTCAGACCAAGTTGAAGCAGCCTACGATCTGCAATGTATTCAACATAGTCTGACATTTCTTTGCGTGTGAGGCCGGGGATGTCTCCCATCTCAAACACCAGATCCAGAAACTTCTGCTCTAGATTTACCATGTCCCTGCATGACTGATAGATTTCTTTCTTAAACTCATCAGTCCATATATCAATGTTCTCTTGTATGAACTCTCGGAAGAGCTTGGTCATAGCTTCAACGTGTAGAGATTCATCCTTGATACTGTAGCTAACGATCTGTCCCATGCCCTTCATCTTGCCAAAGCGCGGGAAGTTAAGAAGGATCACAAAGCTTGAGAACAACTGTAGTCCTTCTGTGAAGGCACTGTAGACCGCTAGGTTCTTGGCGATAGACTTTTTGTCT